TCAACAACTTAATAGAGATCTTACACGTTCTTTAACAATGCCTGTAGGCGCATCTGACAGTGTATCTGTTGAAATACCTAATCCAGAAGTAAATCAAAGTAAGCTATTAGCTTTTGCTAGTGATGGACAAAGTATAGAAGCTACTACTGGTAGAGTTAGTTCTATATCAGCAACTACATCTACTGTAGCAGTCTCTAGTGGTGCATCACAGAGTGCAACTGGTTCTGCTACGTTTACAACCTCTACAGGAGCTTTAGCGTTAGCTCTAGGGCTTCCTGTTGGTAATACAGGTATGTTAGGTGGTATATCTATGCAATATAGCACTACAACTACTGATGCTGACCCTGGTGCTGGTTTTATACGATTTAACAATACAGGTCTAAATAGTGCCACAATTGCCTATATTGATGACTCAGATGGCACAACTGACATAAGCGCTTGGATAGCAACTTGGGATGACTCTGACTCTACTGTTACAGGGTTTCTTACAATTGCTGGCAACCCTAATCCTGCTAGTCCATTAGTAATATACAAAGTTACAGGTTTAACTGATGCTTCAGGATATACTAAAGTAAATGTTACATATGTAGCTGGAAGTACAAGTATTAGTAACAATACTGAAGTTTCTATGAGTTTCTCACCATCTGGTAATGTTGCACAGGCTGGATTGCATTTTAAATGGGATGATGGAACATCTGATGCAGATCCAGGTGCAGGTGAAATAGCTTTTAATCACGGAACTGTTGGTAGTGTATCAATATTATACATTGATGATGCTGATCAAAAAAGTGTAACAGTTTCATCTTTTATACAATCTTGGGATGACTCAACAGATTCAACTAATAAAGGTTTTGTGAAGATAACAAAAAGAGGCACACCCTCTACGTATGCTATATTCAGAGTAAGTGGTTCTGTTACAGATGCTAGTGGATATACTAAAGTACCTGTTACTCATATAGTATCTAACGGAACTTATACTGCTGGTGATAATTTAGATATTCATTTTACTAAAACTGGAGATAAAGGTTCAGATGCTTCAGATGTATTTAAAACTATATCTGTATCAGGACAAGATGATGTTGTAGCGGATTCTGTTACAGATAGTCTTACTTTTGCTGCTGGTGAAGGTATGACTATAACTACAACTGCTGGCAGTGATACAGTAACTTTTGCTGGTGAAGATTCAGCTGCTAGTAATAAAGGAGTTGTTATTGTTGCAGGAACATCTCCAGTTAGTGTTGGTTATAGTTCTGGTACAGCTACTGTAGCAGTTAGTGATGCTTCTACTTCTGCAAAAGGTATTGCAAGTTTTTCAAGTGATAACTTTGCTGCTAGTTCTGGTGCAATAACAATTAAATCAGGTGGCGTTGATCTTGCTGCTGAAGTAACTGGTACATTACCTGTTGCAAATGGTGGAACAGGTGTAACAGATACTTTTCCAACAGATAGATTTACCAGTACAGGTAAAGCATTAGTTTTTGGGTTTTAACATATTAGGAGATAATGATGGCAAGTGAATTAATGAAAAGAACTTTAACTAATGGTGTTACCAATAGTGAAAGTGTACTAATTAATGGGGTTTCGGGTAAAACATACATTATTCTAAGCGTTATTATTACTGAAACCGCAGGTGCAGCTGAAACTGTAGATCTTTATATTGATGCTTCTGGAGGTGGTACAGACACAGAAGTTTTAAGCGATCAAGCTGTAGGAGCAAATGAAACATTTGTATTCAATGATCGTATAATTATAGAAGATACAGACCATCTTTGTGCTATAACAGCAAGTTCTGCTAATATAGATATAACTGTAAATTACGTTGAACAAACAAGGTAAAATATAATGTCAGGTAAAATTATTCAAAATCAAGGTCGTTCTTCAGGATTAATTAAAGCTCCTGCAAGTGGTGCAGCTTCTACTTTAGCTGCTGCAACAACAGTTGGAGATGCATCAGCAGAAGATACAAAAATTGTATTTGATGGTAATGCCTTAGACTTCCGCATTGGCATTGATGATGGAACGGACACACTAGAAGTTGGTAAAGGCAATGCACACGGCACCACTACTCATATGACATTTGATACTAACGGTATAATGTCGTTACCATTACAGCCTGGGTGTAGTGTCAAACATTCAGGGAATCAAACTATTCCAACTGGCACATGGACTAAGATGACTTTTCAGACTGAACGTTTTGATACTAACGCTGATTATGATAACTCAACTAATTATAGATTCACTTGTCCTGTAGACGGAATTTATTGTGTTGCTTTAAGCGTTTCGTTTTCGGCTACTCATGACTCATTATCATCAACAGCAGTGCATATAAATGGGTCAGAATTGCATAGGTCAAATAGCAGCGCAATAAAAAATAATGCACAGCAAAATGTTAATACTGTAGTGTTTATCAAATTGGATGCTACCGATTATATAGAAGGGTATGCTGCACACGAGCAGGGATCAGATGATACTGCAACTGCTGATTATTCTTACATGTCTATAATGAAAGTAGCCTAAAGGAGAAAACAAATGGCTGATAAAGAGTACAAAATTACCTTAAATGACGTTGAACAAAAAGCTATGAATGGAAACATGCTAGACATTCAAACGTGGTTAGAAAATATGGTTGCAACAAAAATAGAAAAAGTAATTAATTATTATTGTGATCTTGAAGGAGTTTCAGGAAAAGCTAGTCAAAGCACCAAAAACACAACAATAACTAATGCAACTATAGAAACTGCTGCCGATAGAAATAAAAGACTTGGTATAAGTTAAACGGCAAGTAAATGGAAATAAAGACTTTAACTACAGCCATAAGTGATCTTGGCTTTCCTATTGTTATTGCTCTTGCGTCAGTAGTAATACTGTACAAACTAGGTATTTATTTACTAAAATTTGTTAATCAATTAGTCGGCGATCAACAAAAAGATCGCATGGCTAATATAGAACAAATTAAAATAGATACTGTAAAAGCCATTGAAAGTTTAGAAGCAAATCTTGAAGAAGAAGCTCATAATACAAGAGCAGAGATTACACAGATTAAAACAATGGTTGTTAGACTTATAGATAGAGTTAGACTATTAGCTGAAGAAGTTTATGACCACGATGTCACTGCTCGTGCTGTATGGCAAATAGACCCTAAACGTAAGAAAAATCGTACTCGTGCTGAAAGAAGACAAAATTTAGAAGATGAACTTGCAGATATAGGAAAAAATGGTGATTCCCATGATTGATGTACCAAATAAAGATATGTGGCAAAAGAATAGACGTTATATGGCTTGGTCTGCTTTAATTATAATGGCTATAGTAACAGTAGTTATATTAATATGGCCTGAAAGAATAAAATCTGCTGAATCTATTATTATGATGATGTATGGTAGTTTATCGGCTCTAGTAGGAGCTTACTTTGGATTTGCAAATATAGGGAAAAAGAAATGAAAGGATTATATGCAAATATACACGCTAAACGTAAGAGGATTGCAGGTGGTTCAAAAGAAAAGATGAGAAAAGCTGGCACTAGAGGTGCTCCAACTGCTAAAAATTTTAAACAAGCTGCTAAAACAGCTAAAAAACCTAGAAAGAAAGGATAATAACTATGCCTATGGGACCTGGAACATACGGAAATAAAGTTGGTAGACCAAAAAAGAAACCAATGAAAAAAAAGAAACTTAAGAAAAGATCCATGTAATGATTGGTGGCTTAATTGGTCCTATTGCTAATTTAGCAGGTACGTTTCTACAAGGTAGATTAGAAAGGACCAAAGCCAACACAGAGATGAAAGTTGCAGAAGCTAAGGCAAGAGCTACTGTAATGGAAAAACAAGCTACTGGTGAAATTGACTGGGATCTTGAAGCTATACGTGGAGCAAGAAACTCATGGAAGGACGAGTGGCTAGTAATTTTATTTTCTATTCCTCTTATACTAGCCTTCGTTCCTAACATGGAGTTAGTGGTACTAAATGGATTTGAAGTATTAGATCAAATGCCCGAATGGTATCAATATAGTTTAGGTGTAATCGTTGCTAGTAGCTTTGGTGTAAGAGCAGCAACTAAATTTTTTAAACGTAAATGATTAAAGTTAAACAATTTATATTAACAATAACATTTACTGTCATATTTATAATATGTTGGTTTACTAATTCTGTTAACTCTGAGTTAGTGTGTGGTCCTTCTAGTTATATTCTCAAAAATATGGAAAGTAGATTTGGGGAAAAACAAATAGCTAGAGGAATAGATCAAGAAACTAATATGATTTTTATCATTACTGCTAATACGTTAGGTAATTGGTCTTTATTAGTTAGTCCTGCAAGTAATCCTAGAAATTTATGTGTTCCTATAACTGGTAGAGATTGGTTACAACAACCTCAAATATCTAGTGGAACTGCTTATGATGGTTCTAATTTAACCATTCATTTTGATGAAGAAGGTAACTTTAAAGTATATTGGTTAGATCAAATTAATTCAAAATTAATGCTATTAATAACAGGATATGATTGGCAAAGGTTTTGGGAATTTGACAAAAGCCTTTGATTCTGCAAAACTTATCCACAGGAAGGATTAATTATGGGTAATACTCCTGGACATAGAGTTATTGTTAATGATGAAGAATATGCTTTGTTATTTGAACAAAAAGGTGCAAAGAGACTTTCTGAGCATTTAGGAATTGATGTACGATCTGTCTATAAAAAAAGACGTAGAGTAGAAAAAACTTTAAAGACTATTTTAAAACCACCTCTTCATGAATATAACACTACCCATCCTCCTATTATTGGTAGAGAAAATTATAAACTTACAGATGGTCATATTGTTATAGGCAGTGATGCTCATTATTGGCCTGGTTATGTCAGTACAGCCCATAGAGCTTTCTTACACGTTATAGATAAAATTAAACCAGAATGTATAATTCTTAATGGAGATATACTAGACGGAGCTACAATTAGTCGGCATGCTCCTATAGGATGGGAAACTAAACCTACTTTAGTAGAAGAAATAGAAATATGCCAAGAACGATTAGCAGAGATAGAAGCAATGGCTCCTGCTAATTCTAAATTTTATTGGACTTTAGGAAACCATGATTCTCGTTTTGAAACTCGTTTAGCTGCTCAAGCTCCAGAATATGCTACTTTGCATGGAACTCAGTTAAAAGATCACTTTCCTTATTGGAATCATTGTTGGTCATTATGGATAAATGATGAGATTGTTGTAAAACATAGGTATAAAGGAGGAGTTCACGCTACTCATAATAATACTGTTACTGCTGGTAAAACTATGATAACAGGTCATCTACATAGTGCTAAAGTTACTCCTTATACTGATTATAATGGTACAAGATGGGGAGTAGACTGTGGTACAATGGCAGATGCTTATGGATTACAGTTTGCTACATATATGGAAGATAACCCCAGAAACTGGAGATCTGCATTTTGTTTGTTAACTATTGAAAATGGAGAGTTACATCCTCCAGAAATAGTGTATATTCTTGGTGAAAATAAAGCTGCCTTTAGAGGTCAGTATTTTAAATTATAAGGAGTAAATTATGCCATATGCTGTAACAACGTCAGGTAAACCAATGGTGTTACCATACAAATCAAAAAAGATTAATGATAAAGTAGTAATTAAAACTGCTTCTGTATCACATCATACTGATGGGAATAAGAGTAATGAAAAAGATAAAATCTATGTTTAATGATTTATACTTAGAGCTATGGGCTAAGGTGTACATTCGCTGGTTTAGATTTAAAGAATGGGTTCTTAAAAAATTAGGAAAATCTGATGCCTAGTTTTGGCCCTAAGTCTAAAGGTAATTTAGGTGAAGCTCATCAAGATTTACAAAAGTTATTTAAGAAAGTTGTAGAGACTTATGATTGTGCTGTTATAGAAGGTTACAGAGGCCAAGAAGAACAAGACTCTGCATATCATTCTGGAAAATCTAAGCTTAAATATCCTAAATCAAAGCATAATAGACAACCTTCTTTAGCCGTAGACGTTGTTCCTTATCCTGTTGATTGGGAAGATACAAAACAATTTTATCATTTTGCTGGTTTTGTACAGGGAGTAGCAGAAGAAATGGGTATTAGTTTACGTTGGGGTGGTGATTGGAACTCTAATAGATTGTTTGAAGATCAGAGTTTCCATGACTTACCGCACTATGAACTAATGCAAGCTGAATGAGTATGCTTCCTTCTGATTGTCCTTGGTGCGGTCAATGGACAGAATACATTATAATTGGTAGTCATTATGCATGTATGCAATGTAAAAGATCTGTTGCTGATTGTTGCGATGGTGAAGTTACTTGGAAAGACACTCAATCATATAAAACTAGAATGAAACTGTAATTACATAGGTCCTTCAATTTTTAGTTTTTTTAACCATGCTGCTAATGCTTGATAACCTATGCTATCTACATAATCATCTACATTATAATCTCCAAATTTACTTCTACCAATTTTAAGTAAACTCATAAGCTGACCTACATCGTCTGCTGATATAGTTATTCCTAAGTATGCAGACCATAGTTTAGCTATAAATACAAAAGATTCTTTCGCATCTCCGTGTTGTTTTGCTTTTACGTCTGTAATTTGTAACTTAGCTGTATCTAATATTTCTTCTAATCTCATTGGTTAAAATCCTCTTCTATTTTATCAATAGTTTCCTCTAAATACTCTACATCAAGACCATTATCCAAACCATCAGTAAACATATCTTCAGCTTCTTCTTCTGAATTTGCTTTAACTTTATATTCTGTAACGACAATACAACTTGTAGTTATTTTATATTCTTTAGTCATGTGCTTTATCTTTCATTAATTTATATTTTTTTTCTTCAAAATAAGCAGCTAGTTTTACTGATACTTGATGTAGCTTTATCCAGTGTACTCTGCTTAATTTTTTTAATGTAATATCAACGTCTATTAAATCTTCTTCATTTAATGTATTAAAATATTCTGGATC